TTCTCCACTTCTTTGACTAATTTTTGAGTCAAAGATCCTAGAGAGGACTGTTTTTTTAGATCTTTAAAAGACATTTAGATTTGTTTTTAGATTTGGCTTTTGTGTACCTTTATATGTTACTAGGTAAATTGATTCCTGTCAATCTGTTGTTTCAATACATCAACCATCTTTGCCATTTGACTAAATGCTTGATTCATATCAGTGTTAGAAGGAATGCCCATCATTTTGGCAGACTCAATGATCTGCTCTTTCATTTTCTTTGCTTCAGGATCATCCGATAAACTCAAACGAGTGTACATAATCTGTTGCTTCTCAATCAACCTTTCAAGAATATCAACATGATGATGCTGATCTTCCTTTGTCATTGAAGGAAACTTAAAGACATTAGAATAAACTTCTTCTTGAAGTTCACTAATCTCTACCATCTCCGCACGAACTACATCTGATTGAAAAAAACTCATGTGTTTCTACTTAATAGTTGCTCATGACTCAACGACGGGATCGGTCCCTTCAGAGGATTCGCCATCGACGCTAGACTCTTCGCCCACGTCGCCTTCGCTTTTGGTGGCAGCTTGTGCCTCCTCTGCTTTACTATCTTCAATTTGTTGCAATACATCTATAGCACCCTCAATTTTAATGCGAGTGTTAGATAATTCATTGAGTTGTTTGGTGATATTTGTGTATCTTTCCTTCAACTCTTCAAGTATTGCAGCATTTTCAAGTGCCATTGATAATAACCTCCTTTAGGATTTTTTTGTAACGGGGTACATTAATATTTAGGAAAGGTTTATATTTTTTAACCTTACGACTGACGGTTTCCCACACAGGATCATTCAGTCGTTTATCAAAATCCTTTCCATACCCAAATATTATATCACATATTACCATAGTTTCAAGTGATGTGTCACCCCCTAGATAACTTTTTAAAATTGGTGGATGTCCTTTAGAACAATCAAACACATCATCAACCTTCTGTTCCTTAAATACATTCTTTGTTTCTTCCTTAAAGATATAAGAAAGTGATTGAACTTTCTTCTTCCACTCAGTATACCTTCCCTCTCCTTCCTTTATCATCTCACCAATCCACATTGTTGCAGGATCAGTAGAGTATATAAAGTTAGACACAAAGAACTCTTCTACTTCTTTATCATTCTTTGATCTTGCAAACTTTTCAAACCAGAACCTATCCTTCCTCTTATAAAAGGCTTGGACTGTTGCTCTGGTTTTACCACGATACTTATGATAATCGTAGTGGTCTTTAGTAAAGTGATTTTTTAATGACAAATAGCATCGGTATGCATCAAAGGGCATCATTTACCTGCCTTCTCTAGATTTATTTCTAATAGTAATATGATTACCTTCAATAGCAATCTCTAAGTAATCTCTATGACTCCATCCCAACTCATCATATAACTTATTAAGTTTATCCATATCCTCCCAAAGATCGGTGGGAGTAGGCTCCCCCCAGAAAGGATTGTCGTCAGGGTCATTCATAGTGGTAGCTTTGCTCGTGAACTACGTTTTAGAAAGTTAAGTTCTGATGCTTCATACTTAATCTTTTCCTTTAAAGGTTTTGGAATAAGTTTAGGGACTGATTCTAAATCAATACTATTCTGATCACAAAAATGAATGATAGCATCAATATAATTCATGTCTTTATTTACCTGCACTAAAGTTTCAATTTCTTGTGCAAATCCAGCAGAGGAGAAGAACTTACTCTTCAATACCTTCTCTAGTTCATTCTCCATCCTGTCTCCTAGTACTGTTACTAACAAATTCTTTTATATACCGTACTAATAATTTAATATAGTCCCCTTTATTCCTTTTGTCAAATACTTTTACTTCACCACCAGGCGTGACCATGATAGTAATTAATTTCTTAACAGGGATCTCAGTTAATTCATAGTAAGCAGCAGCATAAAAGGTTTCCTGTACGAAATAGTTTTCCAACCACTTCTCAGGTTTAATCTTTTCAGATGTTTTAAAGTCTATTACTGCTAATTCACCTTCATACTCTGCTATACAATCAACTCTACCTGCAAGACCAAGGTACTCAGAGTAAAGAGTTCTTTCTATAGCATGTATGTTATTTATCTTATCAAGGTATGGTTTGGCATGATGAAACATAAACTTAGTAGCAGGTCTGAACTGCTCCCAGTCTATTTCATTGTTCCTCATATACACTTCAACTGCTTCATGGAAATCAGTTCCACGAGTAGTTGCTTTCTTAGTGATACGATTTGCTTCTTCTATACCAACTTTCTTACGCCAGTTAATAAAGATCTGACGATTATAAAAGGAAGTGACTGAAGTAATAGAAGGAACCCAACTACCATCAGGAAGTTGATACAATCTACAACCAGGAGTTTCTTTCTTTTCTAATTCAATATCACCTAAGTAATTACAATGCTCAAAAATCATAGAGTTGTTTCCAATTTAGCTAAGAGATACTCCTTGACAAATCCAGAACGAACAATATCTTCGACTCCGAACTCAATAATATCAACTGATGGCATGATGCGAAGGATCTTCATGAAATCAATCACACCATTCTTTTCATTGGTCTTAACTAAATCAGATTGGGTAGCATCACCACAGAACATGATCTTAGAATCTTGACCAACTCTTGTTATTATACTATCTAACTCATGAAAATTCAAGTTCTGATACTCATCAACAATAACAATTGCTTTATCAAAAGTAGTTCCTCTTATAAATGAGGTACTCCAGAAATCAATTGTACCTTGAGACTTAAGATTACCATAAAGCATTTCAAAGTCTGCCTCTGTTGGCATCTCAAACATATATTTAACCATATGTTTGTAAGGGATCTGATAGAGTGATGACTTATCTTCATGATCTCCTGGTAGGAAACCAATCTCTCTAGTAGATACTAATGACCTTACAATATAAATTTTCTCATAAGGAGTCTTAGGATCTAATACATCTTTAAGTGCATTATAAAGAGTTATAAATGTCTTACCAGTACCTGCACATCCATATGCAACTAGGTTCTGATTGTTTTCATAGCAACGAAATAATTCTTCTTGGTTTGGAGTTAGAGGAGTAATTGTCCTCATCAAGTCCGTGTTAATAGGTTTCTTTCTTTTCATTTGCTTATTACTCATTCCGTATGGAACAACAGGCTTACGAGTTTTAGATTTAGCTGGCATATTATTCTACATCAAAGGCGGATTGAGTTTGAGATTCGTAAGATCCTTTTCTAGCTAATCTTCCCGAAATACCACCAGCCTTTTCAGATTTCTTTAAGACTTCACCCCATCCAGGATTTCTATTAACTAATTTATCTTGCCAATCACCAACCTCGACTCCTAATCCAGGCATGGTAGAAGGATCAGAGTAGTCCCTATCCCAGTCAGGATTGTCAGTCTTCCACTGATCCCAAGCATGGATACTCATCTTAACTTCTTTTTGTTCACCAGTTTCTTTGTTTATAACAGGATATGTTGCCATGTTAATAGAATAATGTGTACGATTATTTAGTTGCTCACCTAAAAGGCGGACCTCTAAACCAAGTGACTAATGATTTTCTTACTCCCGATGTAACAGGTCTAACTCTATGCCATTTATCAGATTTAAAAATTACTATAGATCCTTTTGATAATTTAAGAGTTTCATATCTTTGATCTGCCCGTGGTCCCTGAATTTCTATGTCTAATTCACCTCCTTCATACTCATTAGGATCATTTAACCAGATAGTCATACTAAGTTTTCTCATAAGTTTTTTATTATTTAAAATAGGAGGATCCATCTCATCATCTCTATGCCAATCATATTTGCCCCCAACAGGATAAATTCCATATTGAACGGCATCCAAACCATCTATATTATAATTCCATTCCTGTTTATTATATAAATTAACTGAATGAAATAGTTGCTCGCGCAAATACAAATCATCTATCCAAGCAATTCTACTTTTTCTAATATCTGATATTTCTCCATTATACAATCTACCAGTTCTCCATTCTAAATCACCTTCAAGTTTTTCTTGTATCAAACCCCATAATGGAGTATGAATTAAATCTTTAACACCATATTCTAATCCCATTCCAATGCCTCAGACACTGCAGGAAAATTCTCTACAAAAATCTTCTTACATCCATTAGCAATATCCATATGTTCTTTCTGTGTTCCGTGTGCAGAACGTAGATTGATATAATGTATCCATGAACGACAAGAACCAGTCATGTATATACGTGTTGGTGTAGCAAGTGGAAGTACAAATCTTGCACATTCTTTTGCAACACCTGCCTTTAACATCTGATTATATAAACCAAAGGCAGAACTGAACAGAGTATTCATCTGTCTATTAAACTTATCAACCATCTCTGGATCTAGATCATCAATACTATTCTGTCTATTCTTATCATCTTGTCTACGGAGTTCAGGCAATTCAATATCACCTAGAAGATTACTATCAGC